AAGGGGCTTATCGGGCACGGCGAGTCCAGGCGGATGGGCCCCGGCGGATTCTCCGAGAAAAACTGGATTACTAGCATAGAAGCCAGCCATAAGTGCTTCTGTGACTGCTCCGACTTCAGAAGACACATTCCAGGATGGCCTGGTACTGGAGGTGGAGAACCCGCCGCTGGAGGTGGAGGCCAAGACGACGCTTTGTTCGCCGCCGCCGTCGATTTTACCCTCGGAGAGCCAACAGACTCCGATACAACCGACGCTGGGTAAGGAGAAGGCGCTTTCGGCGCCGCCGCCGCAGACATGCTCCTTTTACATCTAAAGTGTTACTCTGGAACCCGAGTAGAATAGTACGCTGTAAAATTATTGGGTGGCACCCGGGACTTTTCTGCAACCAATTTAATACCATAGATACTTGCTATGTAAATGCAATTGAGGATAAACAGACTGTACAAGGATTTCGAGGAGGCGGGGTGGCCTTCCTTGCACTTACTCTAAATATGCTATACAGAGAACACATATTTGGAAGAAACTTTTGGACTCGGAGCAATGAAGGCTTTGATCTGGCTCAATACAGGGGAACGCGTGTTACTTTCTTCCCACACTATCAGCTACCCTATATAGTGACTTGGCTTAGAGACTTTGCTACCCCTGTGGATAAACATATCCAAGACATGCATCCACAGAGAGCTCTCTTTGGACCAAATCATAAAGTCATTCTACCTAGGGTATTTGGGAGGAAACGTAAGTGGTCCCTTTACATTCGACCACCACCATTAAATGAGAGAAAATGGTACAGCATGGTCAGCTGGTGCAATGTTGTTATCGCCAAAATCGGAATATCTTTTATAAACCTAACAAGTCCTTTACTGCATCAGGAAAGCCCTTTTCCTGCTGTTTTCTGTGGATATACCATGCAATCAGGCAGCTTCGGAGAGCCTCCCCGATGCATGCTTGACCCCGAAGGTCTACCAAAGGTCAGGGAGAACCCAACCTGGCACGTTGGAAACTATAACTTGCCTTGCTGTTATCGTCCCCTATGGGATGATGGCACCGATAACTATGTTCTGATGAACTATACCAATAAGCCACCAAGTGTACAGGGGACATATCGACCCACTGGTACAGGGCAGGAGGTCTTAATCTGGCAAGCTAAAAATAGACATGCCTTATTGGCAATGGTTCTACGGTTTAACCGCATTAAGAGGAACTACTTGTGCAAACCACTCGCAACATGGCAAATCTTCTGGCCTAGTGTAATGGGGATGTACTGGTATGTTGACCAAGCTAGAGTTTTAGAAGGAACTGTCGACACCATAGTCCCGGATATGTCTATAACTGTTCCTGAGGAGCTACCCACAAAGACCAACCGCAGTTGGATAATATTTACTCCCCCACGAGGGGAAAACATGGCAAAAATTAGAGAGCACATTCACGGCAATAATATAATGACATGGCCTACATTACCCCAAGTAAAAACAATATGTTCCAGAATAGCGGGTTCAGCAGGCTTCACTATTGGATATGGAGAAATGCCCATTAAAACAGCAAATGTTCCTTTCTTTTACAAGTCGTACTGGAGATGGGGCGGCAGCTTTGCCGACGCAGACACCAGAGTCAGGAACCCTTGTGTCGAGCTCCCCATGGCCACCGGTACAGACCGACTAGGAGTACAAATCCGTGATCCAGCAACAGTCAGCCTTGCAAATATACATCCCTGGGACCTCGAAAATGGCTCTATTACAAAACCAGCAATGCTCAGAATCTTATCTTCAATTCTTGGTCCAGGCTCTCACCTCCCCGGAGCGCCAACCGCCGACCCTCAACTCCCGCAAGCGAAAGAAGGAGAAGAATTGCCAGAGCAAAGCAGCTCCAGTGGAGATTCCGACACGCCCACCGAGGAAGAGCCCCCGACCTCGGAGGAGGAGCAAGAAACGTCTCAAGTTTGGAGAAGGAAACTACAGAGGATGGGAAAGCGCCTCAGGAGAGAGCAGCAGTACCGGAGACGAGTCAAGCAGCGACTATTAGAGCTGAGCGGCTATCAGCATCCCTCCACTCAATTTATGGAATAGATTCAGATGCCCGTACCAAAAATGCCTTTGTAAAATACCTAACACAAAAATTAATAAAGTGTGGATTTTAACCCCCAAAAATCAAAAAAGAGCTGTAACACAAACCACGCCCCCCTAGACCCATGTGATCACATGGTCCGAGAAGTCGCTGGACTTCTCC